TGTGAACAATGCCACATTAAAGGTTTCCTGGATTAGTGAAAATGATAAATCATACTCACTTATGGATGTGATGGTTGATGAAGATGGCGATAAGGTCACACCAAAAGACCACGGCTGGTCATGTGGTCCTACTTCTGGTTATATTGCAGTAAAAAATGAGAAACCAAAAGAAGTATTTTTAATTGGCCATGATTTGTTGAGTACAACTAAGTTTATTAATAATATATACAAGTCAACCAAACACTATACAGCATCACAGAACGGACCAACACCTGCTGTGAATTGGATTAGACAATGGTACACACTATTCAGATGGAATCCAGATGTCAAATTTTACAAAGTTAACGAATTTAATGATGGTAGAGATGCCGTCAATTCTCCTATTGAAGATTGGGAGAATAATAAGAAATTGCCGAATGTGGAATACATAAGCTATTCCACGCTTGACAATATGCTGGTTTTATAATATAATGTACAACATGAGTAATAAAACTTGTATAAATACTAATGAAGCCGATTATACAGGCTACACTAAGACAACGAACATAAAACATATATACAAAGGAGAATAATATGGATTTTGAAAGTTTAAAATCAAGTCAAAGTAATTTTGACGCAATCACCAAAGCTCTGGAAACTAAACTTAGTCCAGAGGACCAATCAAACAAAAACAAATATCAGGACGACAGGTTGTGGAAACCTGAGATGGATAAAACTGGTAACGGCTATGCTGTTATTCGTTTCTTACCTGCTTCTAATGGCGAAGAGATGCCATGGCAGCGAGTATGGTCTCATGCATTCCAGGACAAAGGCGGCTGGTTTATTGAAAACAGTTTGACAACTCTTAATCAAAAGGATCCTGTGTCTGAGGAAAACAGCAGACTATGGAATACTGGTTTAGATAGTGACAAAGATATTGCTAGAAAGCGTAAGAGAAAGTTATCTTACTATGCAAACATCTATGTTGTGTCAGACCCTAAGCATCCTGAAAACGAAGGACAGGTAAAACTGTACAAGTTTGGTAAGAAAATCTTTGATAAGATTACCGAAGCGATGCAACCAGCATTTGAAGATGAAACACCTATTAATCCATTCGATTTCTGGAAAGGTGCAAACTTCAAACTGAAAATTAGGAAAGTTGATGGTTATTGGAACTACGATAAATCCGAGTTTGAGGGCGTAAGCAAAATCAAAGATAGTGATGATGAAATCAAAGCTATTTGGGAAAAGCAATATGCTCTTAAAGAATTTGTTGACCCTAGTAATTTTAAGACCTATGATGAACTCAAAGAGAAACTGAATAGGGTAATTACGGGTACACAAAGCACAGTAACAGCAGACCAAATGGACCTCCCACCGGCGGCTGCACCTACTGTGAAAAGTGACGATGTACCAACTATGTCTTCAGCAAGTGCGAGTAGTGAACTAGATAATGATGAAGATGATACTTTATCTTACTTTAGCAAACTTGCAGACGAAGACTAGTATCTCTCTCTAAAACATCTAACTTTGAAAGGGCTTCCGAAAGGGAGCCCTTTTTTATTGGTATTGATAAAAAAGGTATAAATAGTAGTATGGCAATTAATATATTTGACCCCTTAAAGGATTTACAAGGCAACCAATTTAAATCAGCGAATTGGTACCGTAATGCAGCTTCACTAGTAGCAGACAGAGCTAGTGCAAGTAAATTGATGCGTGACGGTAAGTTATTAGGCAGACCAAGTGCTGGTAGAATGTCTATGTTTTACTATGACCCAAAAACTAAATCAAAGATGCCATTCTATGATATCTTTCCTCTAGTTTTGCCTGTTGATGTATTCAAAGGTGGGTTTGTTGGTTTAAACTTTCACTATCTACCATATCCATTGAGATTTAAATTATTACAAGATTTGCAACAGTACACAAGTAATGGTAAATTTGATAGTAGTACAAAATTACAAGTTGGTTATTCTAACTTGAAAGGTAATAGTTTGATTAGACCTGCTGTTAAAAAATACCTATGGCGACAAGTACAGAGTAATTTTTTAAGAGTAGATGTTGATGAGATGTCGATTGCATGTTATTTACAAGTTGCACAATTCCAAGGCGCAAGTTTAGGTAAAGTGTTTGCAGACAGTAGGAGAAAAATTTAATGGCAATTTTAAGAGGTGGTCGTAGAATAGGTAACTTTGATATCAGACTTGGTTTACCAAGAGATACATCTTTAGAAGATGTTGCCGGCGATGCACAAAAAAGATTAGGTGGTTCAGGTAAGTTTTATGGTGGCAATACAGAGTCCACAGTAAACAGATTTATCGCAGAACTAGGACAAGGTGAGGGTGTTGCAAGACCAAATAGATTTTTAGTTATCTTCAACCCACCTGAAAAATACAAATTAGGTCCTGTTGGTCAAAAACAAACATCATTTGGACCTCCACCACATCAAAGATTTGAACAATACAATCAGTCAGACCTAAAAAGAAATGTAGGCATGATGTGTAACAAGGTGACTATGCCGAGTAGAGATATCAATTCAACGGCACACCAAATATACGGACCAAGAAGAGAAATACCATACAGTTATAGTTTCTCAGGTCAAATAGAAATGAATTTTTATGGTGATAAGTTTTTAAGACAAAGAGTATTCTTTGAAGAGTGGCAAAAACTTATATACGATTTAGGCACACATGATATGAACTTTTATGATGATTATGTGGGGTCAGTAGATATTTTACAATTAGGCCAATATGCAGGCAGAGGTGGTAGAGATGATACAACATATGGTGTCAGATTATACGAAGTTTACCCAGCGACTATTGGTTCTATAGATTACGATTACGGCCAAAATGATAGTGGTGTAAATATACCTGTAACATTTAATTTCAGAAGTTGGTACAATCTAACTTCAGGCGAAATAAGTAATCTAACAATAGGGCAATCACTTGGTGATGTGCCTGAATTTAAGGCTTCAAAAGACTTCGGTCTATTCAGTGGTATACTAAATAAGTTACCACCAGAACTAAGAAGAACTGGTAGAGATGTGCTTAACCAAGTTAAGAGAGCATCACCTATCGGAAGACTAACGGGTGGTAGGGTATTCCCACCATTCTTATAATATAATGAACAAGGAGATATAATGTCATTACCTATATTAGAAACAGCGAGCTATGAGTTGACGCTACCTTCTACTGATACGGCAGTCAAGTATAGACCTTTTCTTGTAAAAGAAGAGAAACTATTGATGATTGCAATGGAATCAGGTGAAAGTAAACAAATCACAAACGCATTAAAAGAAATTGTTGACGCATGTACATTTAATACAATTAATGTATCAGCACTACCAACATTTGATTTAGAATACATCTTTTTACAGATTAGAGCTAAGTCAGTTGGTGAAATTGCGAAATTGAAAATCAAATGTCCTGATGATAATGAGACCTACGGAAATGTAGAAGTTGATTTATCTAAGGTTGAAGTACATGTTACAGATGACCATACTAATGAAATCAAAATCAATGATAAGATTAAGATGATTATGAAGTATCCTACTATTGATGATTTTGACCCCGACATGGATGTAGAGAAACCAAAAACAGAAAACATGTTTAACATGATTGCTAAGGCTATCTACCAAATTGTTGATGGTGAAACTGTACATCAAGCAGTTGATTATAAAGAAGAAGAATTACATAAATTTATTGACGGTCTTAATTCAACAATATTTGCACAAATTCAAAAGTTTTTTGAAACTATGCCAAAGTTGAAACAAGAGGTTGAAGTAACCAACCCTAAGACCAAAGTAAAGAGTAAAATGGTATTGCAGGGGCTAAACGATTTTTTCGTATCGCCCTCTCACACGACAACCTAGAAAACTATTTCCAGGTTAATTTTGCGTTAATGCAACATCATAAATATTCTTTGACAGAATTGGAGAATATGTTGCCGTGGGAGAGGGAGATATATGTTAACCTCTTGGTGACACATATTAAAGAAGAGAACGAAAAACAACGAGAGAGAGAAAATGCCAGAAGAAAATAAAGATGTTAAGGTTGCAGAACCTAAACAAAAAATACAGGTTGATTTAGAAGTTGATACTTCAATCAAAGACCTTGGTATAAACCCATATGCTAAACTAATACACATGGCAAGAGCTGTTGACGCATGGAGAATATTTCCAAGATTGTTCTTAACAGTTTACATTGTACTATTATATAAATGTGTAATATGGTATATGAACTTGCCTACTCCTACTATGGAACAGAGTGGGTTAATCAGTATCGTAGTTGGTGCTG